ATGAACAGCTCACGGAACGCAAGATCCATTTTAGTCCCGCGAGATGCAGCAGGGGAGTTACCCCCCGCTGACTCGAAACATGGACACTCAGCCAACTTTGGAAGTAAAGAATGACGGATCATTTCGATGCCTCCCATTTCGCAACTGCTGCCAAGAACTTCTCTGGTGACACGATGAGGTTGTCACGATATTTACCAGCGGGAAGATCTGTCCATAACTGACCAACTTTAATCTCACCTTTGCTGATCAGATATCCTGTAGCCGATTCAGCTTTGGTTGCGATTACTGCCTCTACTTTTGTGAACCAGTTTGGATCCTCTTTGGGTGTTACTGGTGCTAGTACTTTTGTGACTGTTGTCCTAGCTTGCGGAACGCTTGGTCGAGATGCCGCATTGCCATCGTCATCCTCTGGAGCGATTCCACAAGCTGCCATAAGCGAGTACCTACGGGCATAGGTCAATGCAGACCCGTAGCCTTGTGCGTCTTGCTTGGTCGCAGGAACGTGCAGTTTACCCGCTGAGAGTGATTCGCCACTCTCATGCAGGAAAAGTGTTTCTACGCACACCCCAGCCTCGCTATCGTGTGTCTGCTGGATTAATGCGATTCCGTTATCGTTAAGCCCCGTGATGACTGCTTCGACGCAAGCCGAAAGATCGGCATACCTTGAGCGGAAGTGAGGGTTGGTTGATGTTTTGAGTGCAGGGCCGAATGACTTCTGCGCCTTGACTAGTGCTGATGCTATGTTTTTCATTTTTTATTTACTGGTTTGTTGTTTGTTTACTGACGAGTGAAATCTTCCCATTGTTCGCAAGTGCGCTCATGTTTCTTGCGCTTGTCGCAATACTGTTTGAAGCGATACAGGATGTTTTCCTGTCCTAAGCGATAGCAAGCGAAACAGGAGGCAAAGGAAAGGATGAAGTAGGAAACTGCAATTTGTGTACTCATTGATTTTTTGTAAGGATGAATGTTACGCCAAGGATTGCGATTGCTGGAGCAATTGCAGTGAACGCATCCAGCATATGCTGGAGCGTCACAAGCAAAGGGACTGACGTGAATGTTTCGATGAAGCTCATTTTCGTGATGCGAGGTGGGCTTGAATCCTAGCGCACAGATCAGCGGTTTCTAGGTATGATGCCTGTGCGTAGCTTGCCGTTTTGTATTTCGCGCAAGTCTCCTGCACCCGTGTTTTGCGGGTGCGCTTGAGGTGCGCTTTGATTTCGGACTGCGTTTTATTTGTCAGGTTCATATTAAAAAAGAGCAAGTGCGTTCCGTGCTTCCTCATCAGACAGGATGAGATCACTGCCGCAATCGAGGTAAGCGTGTTTGCCCGTGGATTGCTGCCAGCAATAGAGGAGTCTGCGTCCGCTGCGTGACGTGAAGGGTTGCTCGGTTCCACCGCAAGCGGGAATCCAGTTTCCGTTTGCGGCTTTTTCTGCGAGGTGGTTGATGAGGTCGGTGATGTTCATTAGGGTTGTAGAATAATCAAAGCGGGTTGGGATTGTCAACAATGTTTTTTTGGAAAGATTCCAGCGGATTTTAAAGCGTCTTTGCACTGGTCTATCAGCAAAGAATCCTTGTGACCATATGCGTCCACCACTGCTTGCAATGCTTGCACCAATTTTGTGTGTGAAGCGTTTTTGTAATGCTCGGAAGACTTGAATAGTTTCATTTGATTGGTTGGGTTTGGAGCGGGGATGGAACCCGCTCCGTTTGGGTTTAGAGTTTAGCTTCAGCGTGTGCTGCCTTTGCTGCCTTGAATGCTGCTAGTTTGTTGACTACATCATCTGCCAATTCAACCTGACCATTCTTTCGACCATACTGCTCATACTTGTGGGCGTTTGCGGTGGTTGGGTAGGACAGGTCGTAGCAGTTGACTGCCTTCTCGATTTTCTCAACAGAACGGATCAACTCACGTTTTCTGAGATCACGAAGACGAGCGAGATCACGGATCCCACGGGTCTTGGATTTTTGAGATGCAACCTTGGCTTGCTCTTCCTGAACGTCCGTCAGTGGTTGGACTGACCACGCTTCGCAACGGGGAGTTTGGAAGCGGATAAACTCGGAAAGGTAGCGTTTTGTTTGATTGAACTCGTTCCATGCTTTTTTGAGGTTGCGTTGAGCTTCAGTGAGAGATGGTGAGTTAATGTTGCGCCATGAAACTCCGTACTCAAGTTCCTCGGAAGGAGCAACGAGATTTTCAAGACTCGTCTTGGAAGAAGCTAATGCTGATTCAGCGTAATCTTTGGAGATCTCAAAAGGAAGTCTTCCGCTACCATTGCATACTCCGTTGAATCCCCATCCGTATTCGACAGTGTATCCATGCTTGGCAAGTCTTCCGCTTGGGAGTTTTTGAGTTGATCCGCAGATTTGGCAGGTTCCGATTTGTGTAGCTTTCATTTGATTTGGTTTTTGGTTTTTCGCTTCAGGCGTTGTGCCATCCACTGAGATGAAGATACCAACCTGCTTGGGTTATGCAATAATTATTTTCATTTATTTTTCACTAGGATAAAAATAGTTACTTAATTCTGTTGACACCCGCAGATGCCGATAGAATCAAGCTGTGCGGATAAGAACCAAGAGACATACTAGAATCTAACTAGGTTGCCGCGCATATTTCCATCTTTCGAGGTCTGCCACCTTTCGCGCCATTAGCCCGTGCTGCCTCAACTTTTTTATCAGACGAAACGCATCCACCTTTGCGTCCAATCTCCGACAAAAACTGCCGCACCACATCAGGAATCGTTGTCTTCATTTTTGTCTCTTTCCTTGGCAACTCGCTTGTAGGAATCCCAGTCGATATCATCGTAGTTGTCTTGGTATTTTCGCTCCCAAGTTTTGGTGCGAGGCTTATCTCCCTTGCCGTTTCGATGCCACTCATTGTTGTCAATCTTTCCGTGGCTCATCTTGCTCCTTCGTTTGGAATACCCCGTCACGCACGAAAATATGCTCCATCAATTTTGCTGCTAGAACGAACTTGAAACTCGTCTCTTGGAGCGTCCGCATAACGTCATGGTAAACGTCATGCTGAGTAATTTTGGTTAGGTCGATTTGAGAAAGTACTGCATCAATTGCTTGCTGCGTTTCTTCCTCACCTGCTTGTTTTGGTGTGTTTGTATCTGACATATATTTATTGGTTGAATGATTGTTTCTCACGCTCGATGAGCATTGCATCAGCGTCCACGAATGACAACTCTGCCACTATCTCAGGCAACTCGCCAGAGAATTCTTCGCTTGCCCTGTAGCCCCTCAGCGATGCCGCTGCAAAATAATCTCTAATGCCCATGCCAGAGTTTGGTTTGACCGCACTAGTTTTCGAGTCTCCACCGAAATGAGGCACTGGGAATGCAGGATGGTTGTTTTTTTTAGTAGCCATGTAATTTGGCGAGAAACTCGCGTTGAATCTTTCGTCTCTCTGGAGTGCGTGTCCAAAAGAAATTACAGGCCTGATCGACTACAATTGACAAGCGACGAATCCACGGGTCATCGTGTTCTTCGACTCCGCACTGGTTGCGTCCGATTCCTTTGACTGGTTTTGTATTTTTCATATATATTAAAGGATAGCAGGGACTGGTATGCATCCCATTTTCAGGTGTGGGGTTGCCAAACTTGCGGACTACCCAGAGTCCCCCCAGTTCGATGTGGCGGGTCGAATCCAAGATCCACTGCCGCTCATCAGTTAATTTTTACACCTGCCTGCTATAAAATTATTTCTTTTTGGACTTGGCTTTCTTTTGCACGGCATAGGCAATAGCGAGTGCTTGCTTCTGCGGTTTGCCGTGTTTCATTTCAGTTTTTAGATTGCGTTCAAAGCAATTCTGTGAGGCACATTTTCTTAGTGGCATGGGTTATTTTCGTTTGGGTTCCATTTTTTTCAACATTGAATTTTGCATTTTTACTGCCTGATCGTATTCGGTTGTATATACATCAGTGCGGGGTTCGTATGCACCTTCAAATTTAGGGTCAAGAACCATCATTACAACATCAGGTTCTCCATTGTTGAATTTCTTAAATGTTTGTTTATCCCATCCATCTGGAGCAAATTCATCATTCCAAGGAATCCTTGCTGCTTCAACGAATCCATGTGTTCCATAAAACTCTGGAAGAATTGTATCAAATGCATCCAGCTTTTTGCCTCCAGCAGCAATTGCTGCTTCCATTACACTTCTTCCGCTGCCCTTTTCCATTGAGAAAACAGAAACAATGTCACCATCTGGTTTAACTGCAAATCCTGACTTGCCAGAATCTGAAAGGAACAAGTTCATTCCTTGGTAGTCTTCTGCTGGATAAACGTAGACAGACGCTCCATGTGGTGATGATTCTTTGCTCTGTTGAAGGGTGTCTGCAAATTTTTGAGCAGACGCTTTGTCAGTTGAATCTAGTTCCAAGAATTTAACAGGAGGCAGTTCATTGTTTCTGAACATGGTTGCCAGTTTGCGTCCCGGCTTCCATTCAGAGATGTACTTTACTCCAAGATTCTTTTTTGACTTAGGCTTTAGAACCCGTAGCTCTCCGCTATCGCTTCCGCTTCTTCTCGCGTAAGTCCAGAGTGCCTCTTCATTGCCTGTGCGATTTCGTCTAGCGGTTGTGACTGCAACGTACTGCTTGAACTTTTGCTTTTCTTTTCCAACAAACCCTCCAGCACTTTTCTGCTGTTCGGATTCAAGTTGATTCCCTTCGATAGTTTCTGGTCGTGTAGTTGTTGTGCGGTCATTTTTTATGTTTTCTAATACTTGTTGTATCTTCTTTTCAGAAACACCTTTTTTTCTAGCAACCCCAATTGCGGCGTTAGCGTAGTCTGGTGCATCATCGTCTTCGTATCCATCCGCATCAGACGAGTCAAGACTATCTTGGTCTGATTTTATTTTAGCGGTTTCATAGAGTCTCTTTTCAGCATACCACAGAACTGCCTGAAGATCTGCCATAGTTAGATCTTTGTATTTCGGATATGACTTCAATTCATCAAGCATCAAACCAAAGATTTCACGGATGAAGTTTCGTTCTGTTGGGCCTGATGGTGCTTCCTTTTGACCATCCAAATACTTTGCATATCCATTACCTGCTTTACGGAATTCTTCACCAGTAGCAGTGGTATTCATCAACTGCCTCATCTCTGGTTTCATGGATGCCTTTTGAATAGCTAAAGATAGATACTCAAGTCCCATTTGAGAAATGTCATTTTTGATCATCGCATCCATTCTAGCCTTATCTTCTGGGGTGAGATTATTGATCGTTTCCTGCAATCTGTTTTTAGCTAGTTCAGTTAACTCTGGATTAAACTCAACGAGTGTACCAGTCCACCTACCCCAAGTACGAACCAACCAACGATCCATTGTTAATGCGTCGAACATTCCATATAGATTGCTGAAGAATCCGTTTCCAATCTTTGGCCCAAGTATAGCGGATCCACGGACATTGGTGTCTGAGAATTCACCACCGGGGGACAGGTCTTTGCTCAACCTTGAAATTTCACCAACAGTGAAATCTGTCTGCATAAATTTGCGTGTATTCTCAACACCCCAATCCTTGGTTAGCTTGTTGAATAAATCCAATCCTTCATTGATTGCTTTTTGGGCCTGTCCAGCCTCAATGTTTGTTGGCATCTTTCCTGTTTTGCGGAATTCACGATACACGCGTTCAGCCAACTCAAAGTTCTTATCTACCTTCAATCCATTTGAGGTCACTGCCATTGCCCATGTAAAAGCAAAACGGGCATTTTGATCAGTTGCAATTTCAGGGAACAATAATGACATTACACCAAGTGCTTGTTTTGTCTTTTCGTCATACCACCCAATAGCGTTTGGGTTTTGATCCAAAGCAAGCAATCCATCTTTAAGACCAACTCTAGCTAAATATTCAATTGCTTCAGCGGTTCTTTCCGATATTTGAACTCCAGCTTTTTTTGCCGCTTCAAGAACCCTATTTTGAACTTCAAGTTTAAAATCACGTCCCTTTCTCCACGATTGTGAATTTGCAATCGTTAATGCGTTAGAGATGTTTGATTGTTCATCCACGGATTCAGGCACATCAACGCCAGTAGATATCAAAGAACTATCCGATGATTCTTCTTCAGTGTCTGTTTTTGCAACAGGTATCTGTTCTTTTTCTCTTTCTTGAACTGAAGGTTTTTTACCTTCTAACGATTGTCTTAAAATTGCAAATTCACCAGATCCTTTTAATATGGCATCTGGGATTGATATCTCTTGTGATTCTTCACCCTCCGCTGGCATGAACTGAGTTTGAGGAATGGATCTTGCGCTACGCCAGTTAGGCAAATCTGAAGGGATTTCAATTGGATCAATAGACTCAACGTCAGTTAATGGATATCCGTATTTTTTCTTATCAGGTTTAATGTCAAAATCAGAACCTGCTTCAACAAGATGCTTGTCTTGGTCTGCTCTAAATTCTTTTGCATTATTGTAAACAATAGGTTCTTGAAGATTAGCATACCCCACCAGAGTTGCTTTTCCTTTGCCTGTTCTTACAATTCCAACACGCTTTCCTATTAAAGATTTAAGGCTATTAATTGGTCTTGTTTCGATGGTTTTTTCTCCACGCAAAATTTGATCAGTAAAATCTTGCGTCTTGTCATTTATATTAATTCCCACGGAAGGATAATCCCCCTCCGCTGGCATGAACTGCAAGTTAGTTATGTCAGAAGATTGTATGCTTTTTTCTGAGCTATCAGGGGTTAAAATCGGTTCAAAATGTGATAAAACATCATCAAATCCATTTAATGTTTTAAATCCATAAGGAGTTTGCGAGTGACTTGAAAACCTAAAATCTTTTGTTCCCGTTTTAATATATACACTTCCAGTTCTCAATGAGTTATCTATCTGAAATGGGATATTATTATTGTCTAAATATCTTATAGTTTTAGAAGCATCTCCAAATTGCTGTATAAGATCATTATTGAATCTTATTTTGTCTTTGAGTAATTCTTTTTCTCTTGCTTTCTTTTCTTCATCAAGTTGTTTTTTTAGTATATTTATACGATTTTTTGTTTGTTCTACGTTTGAATCAAGCAGATCAGCAAATTCTAACTGTCCTTCTCTATTTCCGATTGATTTAACGCCAATATACCCTTCTTTATCTTCTGTTTTTGGAGCAAACTCTTTTAATTTTGATAATTTATCATCTGATTCAGTTGTTCCCAACTCCATATCAGGCAGCATAGCCTTGCCCCTCACAGGTGGCTCAATTTCACCCAGTGAGAGTGCCTTCGCTCCAACCACCTTGGTTGGTGCGGATATGCCCTCTAGGGGGCGAATACGCGCAGAGATTGGTTCGTATTTGGTGGGTTGCTCCGCTGGCATGAACTGCAACTGACCACCTCTCACTTTACCTGCCATTTCGGGAGTGATGTTTACACGCCAGATTGGGGTTGTTTTAGCTGGACTAATTTTAGTTTTAGGGACTGCATTTCGAGTTCTTGTAACTTGAGTCCATGTGCTTTCTTTTTGAGTAGTTATTTCACTTTTCTCAACCTTGCCACCCATTTTTGCGACATATTTGCCAACCTCTTTAGGAAGGATAGTGTCGTAGAATCCCTTCATTCCTTCACCACCCACTGTGAGATCATCCCCAGTAGCAGTTCCAGAGTTTTCAGCAAGGATTTTCGATGCAACTTCTTTTCCTAGTACCTCGCTCAATTGCTTTCCATTGGCATCAGCACCAGCTTCAGCAAAATTAGAATCATAGGAAAAGTCATAGACAGTTCCATCATCGTTGATTTTACCTGTCAATATTGTGTTTCCATCTTTGATGGCAGCAAACGCTTTTTGATAACCCTTGGGAGTGTTCCATGTGATCTCATCAACTGCCTGACGCATTGCTTGCTCATAGCGTTTTACCTGCTCGATTCCAGTAGTCCAACCAATCCACTTCTTGTCTGCATCCACGGCATCGCGCAATGCGCGTTTGAAGAGTTGGATAGACCAGTCTTTGCGGAATGGTGCGTCTGGGATGCCTTCGCCTTCAAATTTTGCGCCTAACTCGTTCCACCTTGCTTTATCTTCTGCGTTAAATCGAACAACCCCACCTTCTGACTTTGCCTTTTCTTCAAGTGCTTTTATTTCAGATCGTTCAGACTCTGTTAGTGCATACCCCTTCTCCCTCCCTGCCTGATGCCTGTCAGACTGAAACTCCTCAACAAAATCCCCCTTGTTACCCTGAGCGTCAGTACGCTCGTTGAGACGCATATGCGCTACATAGTTGGGTGTGTCTGGGAAGTGGGAGGAGGTGTATGAGGGGATAGTTGGATCTATTTCATTTTTGTATTGATCAAATAAGCGGTTTTTTTGAGTTTCATTTAAATCATCAAATGACCCAAGATTCATTTCTTCAAACCATTGCTTGAATGGAGGTTTGTTTTGCTTAACTGGCATCGTCATCACCACCTCTCGGTAGTTTGTGCCACCGGGGAGTTGTAACCCTGCAAATCTTGTGCTATCTGAATCACCCTCATCTTCTTTTAAAAATAATGTTTCCTCTTCCCCTTGATACCCTCTTTTTGATTTTTCAATAATGTCTTCAACATCTAAAAAATCCATTGAAAGAGCATTAGCGGCATCTGCAATAGCATCTGATTCTGTTTCACCACTTCCCATAACTTCACCATTAACATCAGTTACTAAAAATGTAGAAGTTCCACCAAGAGTCACCTCCTCAAACTTAACAGCACCTTCATTGCGAAGGTAATCCATAACCTTGTCTTTTGGAACCTTGCCTTGGTTCTCCGCTGCGAGACGATCAATCTCACCTAGCACTCCAGACCACTTTAGTTCCTCGGCCTTTGCGTTCTGTGGGTTGCTTACGATTGCCTTTAGTTGTTCTGGTGACGCAAATTTACCCGTGACTTTCTCGTCTATGGTCTTTTGTAGACCTGAGTACATTCCACGCTCGGAGGTTGGGTAGCGTTCCGTTTCCGCTGGCATGAATTGAGTTTCCGATACTGATACCTCTGGTTCGCTTTCCATTGGATCTTCTGGCATGAATGCAGGGTCAAACATGGAAACAATACGAATGTTTCCGTTTTCCTCATCAAGCGATTCTGCTGGTTTTAAGTCATCACCTTCACGCAACTTGGATTCTAGTTGATCAAGATTGCCTGTATTGATTGCGTTGCGAATTTCTTCAGCGGTTACAGACGGAAGGTCATTTGCAAAATCCTCTGGAGTTTGGAAGTCTGCCAATGGGTTCTCCGCTGGCATATAGTTGTCTCTATTCAACTCATAGTTGAATGGCATCTTCTGCAAGGCAGACTCGTTGTACTGGTTTATGCGATCAATTCTTCTTGAACGAACAATAACATCAATTGGATCTTTTCCTTTTTGAACTGGCAATTTAGTCCTGCGCGGATTTGCTGCTTTTGTGTCAGCATTCCATACGTTGAATAAATCGTTTACAGCATTCTTCTTTTCAAGAGCAACAGCGGCATCTGTATCAAGACCAGTTTCACCACGATCACCTTTAGAATGGTTATCAAGCACTTTAATAACATCACTCCAAAAGTTTGCAGTATCACCATTCCACAACTTTAGATTCTCTGGTTTTTTAGCAAGCCAAGCATTCATCTTGTCATGCATCCTGCTGACGGAAATTGTTGTGATTAGAAAGTTACCTTGTTTAGAAAACTGGAATCCAATTGGAATTTCATCTCGGATCTGGGGAGCCAATGCCCTAGATTTACCTCCGCGCATTGCGGCTTGATACTCCATGTACATCCTAGTGCCATCTTTTCTACGAAGGATTTCATTAACAAATAGAATCTGACGTTTAAGATTCGGAGAAACAATGGTGTTTGGAAGTGCAAGAACAGCGTTAACCTGTGCCTCGCTCATCACTCCGCGATAGTTTCCATTTCCAGTATCTTCCAATTGCAATGCACCTTTGGATAATGCCGAATCGATAGCGTTACGGATAACCTTTCCGCGATTTCGTGACCTAGCTTCAATCTCACGATTGGATAGGATCTTTGGACTTCCATCAACATTACGAGCGATTCGTGTTCCAACCTCAACCTGCGTTCCATCAGGCATAGTGCCAAATGTGATTTCAGGCCCAAGGTTCATTGGGATTCCCTTTTCATCCACCAATTGCCCACCTTGAATTCGGTATGTTCCAACAAATGGATCCACTCCAGCTTCAGGCGGAAGCGGAATCTCCTGTTTACTTCCATCTGGAGCGGTCATTGTTGCAACCTGCTCCTTCTCGAAAATATCGGAATTCTTGAATTTTTCCTGCAATGAACGATCAGAAAGAATCTTCGTAAGCGGAATCTCTACTTCTTCTTTTCTAGCATCGCCCTCGTAGACCATGCTCTGGTTTAAATTATTTAATTGGCGTTGGTATTGCCGAATCATTGCAAGCGATTCTGGGGTCAATTCCGCTCCAAGAACAGTGGATATGTCACCACTATCATCAACGATGATTCCACCCTTGCGGAGCGTTTCCTTTATTGTCTTTAAAACACCATTCTGTGTCTTTACCTCAATCCAATCGACAACTTGCCTTCCAATTGAATCTAATCCAGCCCGTTTTCCACCATTAATTCTGCCAGATCTTCCTGCGATTTCTGAAAGGACTTCTTCTTTGATATACGCTCGTAGTTTATCTTGATCACCAAATTGCGCCTTAAATGACTCTCCATTGTCAGATGGTGACATTGCAGCAGCATAAGTGTCTGCATATGCGTCTAATTTTTCATCCGAATAAACTCCCTGTGTAACCTTGTTAATAGTTCCATCATCGTTAACAATGTTTTGATCAAACAACTCCCTGCGAATAGGAGCAAGCATATCACGCACTTCAGAAAATTGGCTCAATGCGTGTTGCATTTCATGCCCAACTACATTTCGGACATTGAATCCTTCTCCTGAAAGTTGTTTTACTAAATCGCCATTGATTACAATCGTTGCTCCTTGCAAGTTCTGCTTACGCATGAATGCTGGAGTCTCGCTTCCGTCAGAAATAGCACCACCACGGGCAGATTGCAGTGAACCAACTTCATTGTAAAACCTATCTACAACCTTCCTTGCGTTTACTAAACTCTCACTTTCTTGTGGGCTTAAATTTGGATTGCCAGTTAATTGTGAAATAACGCTTTCAGCATCCGTTAGTGTAGCCCCATAAGAATTACGGAAAAACCCTTCCATTTCAGACGGATCAAGAATCTTGACTTGGATATTATTTAATCCTGCGGCTTTACCTGTTGTCTTAGCCAAATCCATTTCTTCAGCAAATGCTAAATGCACTTGACGCAAGATTTCCTTTTGTGTTTGTGGTGTAGCTTTATCTAGCGTTTCAATGGTGGTTTTAAGTTTGCTGATTTTTGACTTAATATCCTGAACGTCTGGGCCGAATGTGACATCTTTCTTTTTCTCAAGATCGTCTATTTTAGTTTGGATAGCTTTCTTGCGTTCATCAATGCTTCCTAGCTTTTCCATTCTAGGAACTAAATCTGGATCCACGGAAGATAGGAATCGCTTAATGTCAGCATCCTCGTCTGCTCTCCTAGAACTAGGGTCTGGAGTGATGATCGTATCAATCTTCTGTGCAAGACTTGTTCTTGGGTCAATAATAGCACCTGCTCGATCCATTATCCGCGAACCACCAAATGCTCCCATTCCAAAACCAGATCCAGCAGCTTCAAGCCCTTGTTCAATTGATTCAATGTCTGGAAGACCAAGAATTGTGTTTAATACAGCACCATTGACTCCCTGTTGAGTGATGGCATTACCCTGTCTAATCATCCAGTCTGCTGCCCTTGCTCTACCAAGACCACCCCTTGACTCTGCGCTGAATAATCTTTTTGTTAATGCGCCAGAATCTGCTGATCTTCCAGCCCGTTCAACCAACCCTCTGCGTCCAGCAGCACCTCCAACGTCAACAGCAGATGCGATATCTTTGAAGGTTCTGGCAACTTGTTTTGTTGCGATTGCCGCTGGTTTTGCTGCTAAAATAGTTCCAGTAATTTGAGGTGCAGATATAAGTCCTGCAATGGATCCTCCTCTTATTAAAGTGTCTGGATCACCAGTAACATATTCTCCTAATTTCCTTGCTCCAGTTTGGACTCCAGTGATCCCTTTTTCGGTTAGTTCTGCTGCCTTTTCAACTCCAGCAGCAACTGGCTTTACAACTCCTTTTAAAGCCAATTCTCCACCTTTTTGAACCGCTTTACCTGTGTATTTTCCAATTGTCTTGGTGGCAATGTTAGCACCGGGGATCGATATTGGAGATATAACTTCACCAAGTGCAGAAATATATGGGTTTAGTTCTTCTCTTGTAAGTCCAGATTCTAAAACCAATTCAGAATATGCTTTTTCCGCTGCTTTAGCATCTTCTTCATTTCCACCTTGCATTTTTGTGGCAATTCCTGCGGCTTTTTGTAATAGCACATTTTCTGCAAGTACTGCTGCCGCACGATCTGGATTTTCGTCTCTCCTAGCTTGTTGATATCCTTGAAAGCGTTCTCTCCAACGATATCTTTTAAATCTCTCATCAGCAGACAACCCTTGTAGTTTATCTGTAAATGAAGAACCAGACTCATAACCCTTAATTATTGTTCCTGCTGTATCTTCAAGATCAGACATAAATCCAGAAACACCAGAACGAAGCGCAATTTCTGCATCTCTTGCTGCAATATTTGTTTCTTTTGGAGTAGCTAATCCTAAATGGTATTTTGCTCCAACATAAACAGGCTTAACAGCACCTTCCCTTGCTAACTCATATGCTCCCCTTGAAAGCTCCCCAACTTTAGTTGCTGCTGCTGGGATGAATTTTTTAATTCCACTTCCAGCTTGTTGTAGCAATGGAACTTTATCTTGTTCATCAAAGATCATTCTTTGTTGAACCTCAGAGAGTGGTTTGCCTTCTGCCTTTAGTTTTTCAAGTTTAGCAACATCAAACTCTTTTTGATTACTTTCTTCCTCTTGCTTCTTAAACTCATCATCTGCAATATCAAGAATTGAGCCTTTATCTTGCTTTTGTTCAGGTTTATTTATTTGTGCAAACTCCTCATCTGCAACATCAAGAAGACTCGGTTCGTTTTCCATTTTTATTTAGCTTGTAATAATTGCTTTTTTAAAGAATTGCGCGTGTTAATCATCTCTATTGCAGCGGGATCATTTGATTGTGATTTTGGAATCTTTCGCATTTTTTCTTCAAGAACTTGAATGGTTTTTGTAAGTTCAGATTTAGATGGAGCAATACTAAATTCTCTAATAACTAAATCTGGATCAATCTTATTTAATTTAGCAGTTTGTCTTAAATCTAAAATAGATTGTTTTCCTAAATTAATTCTAGTTTTTGCAAGTGCGTTAGCTAGTTTTTTAATTTCATCTCTTGCTTCTTGAGTTAATCTATCTCCATCAACAAGATTTGTAACAGTTAATCCAAGTCTTTTTAATCTTGGAATAGCAGTTTGCAATAAAGCGACATCTCCCTCACGAACGGCAACACCGGGATCCACCATTCTTTGAAATGCGTTAATAGCCGCAATATCTCCAAATCCATTATTTTCATCTAATGAATTTGCAACAATCTGAAAAGAACCTTCAGCGTCAATTGCATTTTTAATTAGTGGATTTTGCTGAACTTTATCAGACAGTGTATTCCATACTTTAGTTTGCGCTTCTGACATTTCTGGAGCAGAACCCGGAGCAACATACTTGTCATTTATTTCTGCATCCTCTACATAATAGACTGTCGTGCCTAACTCCTTGTCGGTTTCGCGTGTTATTTTTGGCCGATTATAGTTCGGCATTAACTCTTGGATTCTAGCAGCAGCAATCATTGCGTCCTCTTTGCTTTCGTATGGGTCTTGTGTTAGGTTTCCAACCTCTTCTTCAACACTCATTTTAGGTTGTGGTTCTTCCTGAAATGGTTGAGATGCCTCTGCCGCAACAGTTGCTTCTTGAATCATTTTAACTCTGTTTTCTTCAAGTTTTGCTAGTATAGCAGGATTTGATTTAAATGAAGATGGTTGAGTTGTAACAGCTGTTGCAGGGAGAACTGCTGGAGTTGGCGTAACTGGAATTGCGGTGCGAACCTCTGGTTCAGGCACAGGTGCTGGTTGAACGGCAACACCTTCAGTTGCGGCTTGCATATAAGCAAGAGGTGGATTTGTAACTGCTAAAATTTGCTCTTGTGGAATAACTGGTTCAAATGGGGGGGTTGCAATTGCTGATGGTTGTTGAAATGAAATATCAGACAAAACACCACCTCTTTTAAATCTACTATCTTCTTCAGTTGACGTGCTTCCAAATAAAGGTGTTTCAAAATCAGGTGTTGGGTTTTTTGGTAATTCTTCTTCACGAGAAGTTTTTTTAAATACTCCTCTCGGCCTTGATCTAACAGGAACCTTACCACCCCCACGCTCATTTGTTCTTGATAACAAGTCATTATATCTTGCTTGTTCATACAAAAGTTCCTGTGGAGTCTTTTCTGCCCTGATTCTAGCAAGCGTCTTGTCTCTATCAAATTTAAGTGCTTCCTTATCTGCTTCTTTAGCCTCATCATCCTTTGCTTTAATCGCACCAAAAATAGGTTCAGCCAACGCTTGAAAACTTTTGGCAGCACCCATGCTGACTAACTCCTGCTGCGCGGATGGAACCTCGTATTTCGGCATGGGAGTAAAACTTATGCTTACTCCAACGTCGAGAGGTTTCAACGCAGAAAGAGGACTCGCTCCCAGATTTGCGGTCTGTGGAGTGTACGAATAGCCACCAGTGGGTAGTGCCATAGGTTATACCCCACCAAATGTTAGTCCAGATGCTGAAGGAACTGCGAATTGATTGACCCTCTGGTTGCTGCCACCTGCACCTTGATTCGCCGCAGTTGTCATAGCTGGGTTCACCATAGTAGGGTTCATCACATTTGCTCCAGTAGATGGGAGAGTTCCAGATGCCGCTCCAAGGTTTGCCATTGCGCCTTGACGTGCTGCATTGACATCGTATCCAGTTCCCGTTGCTGCCGCTCCTGCACCTTGTGCCGCAAGCAAGCTACGTTGACGTGCAGCGGCATCTTCTGCTGCTTTTAAGGCATTCATGCCACTAATGGACTGCTGGGCGCGTTGTGACCCCTCACGCGCAAGCATGGATGCTTGCTGATTTTGAGCTTCGATCATTGCGTTTCGTTGCGAAAGGTCTGTTTCGCGGCGAGCGCGAGCCGATTCCTCTCGATTTTGACGCATTTGCTCCAGCAACACTGGCGTGTTGTCTGGTGGTGGTGGTGGTGTTGGCATTGATCCTCCTCCCATAATATTACTCCTTAATTTTAATGTTAATTGTTTGGTTGGTTGTTAGTGAAATACATTTAATATTTCAAATTGTCAATTTCTTTCTCGCTTCTTTGCAAAGATCGGAACCGGGTTGGAATTGTCTGCAAGAATTAGGCCTGTCTGCATATACCATGCAACACACCTTCTCACCAACTTTTCCATCCAAAGCAACGCATCGAGAGTCAGTCGTTTTCATTAACGGGTAGTCTTGCCTTTGCATCTCTTGCGGGATACCAGTCGCGTCAGATCGATCTCGTCGCAAGACAGGCCATGACCATTTGAAGCAACAACAAGCACCGCACTTTTCGCAATCGTATTCATTGTCCATTAAAGCGGTTTGCGAACTTGAGCATAGGGATTGAATTCACCTCCGGGTGAGGTTGCTGGATTACCAAATTTCTGCCCATAAGCACCAATTGCAGCAGTTCCAACGGACTTAAATGCATCAGCCCATCCTTGTGACACCTTTTCCTCACCAGTCTCTGGTACAGAATATGCACCCATAGATGAAAAACCAAGACTGCCGCTTCCATCACCACTTCCACGCTGCATGGCAGACCATGCTGAAGCGGAATCAGATTGTGATTTAGCCGCACGATCATATGGAGAAGATGCCGCTTGACCAACCTTACCAATTGCGTCTTTCAATGCATCACCAATTTGGTTCTGTTGTTGCTTTTGCGGGTTGTAATCAGGTCTAGGTTGCGCTCCAGTTCCTAACTTTCCA